TACATTTTGCTCGACTGCAACAGCAAGTTGACATGATGCTGCAATAATTAGTTCTTGCCCTAAAGCTGTATATGGAAAAGGAATAGTTTGTCTTGTAACTGTAGTATGTTGTGCCATCTTATTTAGTGTAAGTTGTTATGTAATTTTGTATGTCTAGTTTCAATACATCTAATATTTGTTCTTTTAGTTTTATGTATTCTACTCCTAAAGGTTTTTGAAAAAAGCTCAGGCTTTTAATCCCCCTAGTTTTAATCTTTTTACTTATGTAAATAGCTAGTCCTGTAATATATCGTCCTGTATTTTTATCTCTGCCTTTCTTCATTCCGTGTCCTTTGATTCCTTTCTTTTTCACCCACTTAGAAAGTATGTCAATAGGTGGACCTTTAGTGGTGTAACTGTATGAGCTTTTTCTAGTCTTACCTTTAGCATCTGTAAATGAGTGACTCACTTTAGTTCCTGAAACTCCTTCATCTAAATAAGTTCCATAATCATTCATATAGAACATAGTATCAAAGCCTGTAGCTGTTGGCACTACTTTCACTCTAATTGACTTGCCTAAAGCAGTATCACCTTTTTGGTTTTTTAGACTTTTTTTAGCTTCATCTACAACCTTATCACCAAAATCCTGTAGATATTTTTCAAGACTAGGTGTTTTCATTATTCAAGCCCTACAAATATTTCTACTCTTGGATTGTAAGAAGATCCTACAGGCTTAACTATCAACCATTGTATATCTTCCATTGTTCCAAATGAAGGTGCTTCATCAGCTTCAGCTAAAGCAATAGCTGCAGCTTGGAATAAAACGTGAGAGCCACCTGCTCTAATTGTTACTTGATAATTTGTATTCGTTGTAACTACTGCTAATTCTATCTCAGCATTTGCATCAAGATTCGTGACACGTATGTACTTCGTTCTATCTACATCAATTGCCCCTGCTTCAGTATGAGGGGTTGTAGCAAATAGTGCTACTGTTGTTTCTTGTGAATGTGCACAAGTTACTATTCTTTCAAAGACATCATTTATATCTGTCGTTGTTACCGCATTACTTGAACCTCTTGTTGATCCATTTAAAGCTACTTGGTCTGTTATTGTTGTTACTAAGTCTGCCATATTATAATTTTATTGTTATTTTAAAAAATCCGATTTCTATTCTATATTTTCCTATTTTAAATTTCATTAATATCCTGAACCTGTTCCTGTACCTGTTTTCATAGGAATAGTACAAGCTTGAAAGTCATTTTGCACTAAGACTCCCATATTAAATACCCACCCACAACAAAGATTGTCAAACCTTTCTTGAAATGGCTCTATTGAAAATTGGTCATCTGTAAAGTAGAGGGGTGCATTAATATCATCTACATCTATTAATGATTGTTGTGCTGAATGTCTAAGCATTCCAATAAAGTCAGTACAGATTTGTAAAGTTTCATTAAATACATCTTGTTCATTACTTAAAGTCTTATACAGTTTTGTAAATGTATTTTTTGGTGACATTATTTTATCTCTATTTGTTGTCCAATCAGCCTTTTCAGTTACCATATCCATAATGAATATCTGAAAGTTGTACGTCAAAGTAGAATCACCTGTAGTTACTGAAGTTGGGTTGAGATGTAGTAAAGGAAACTTGGTATTTTTTTCCAAGTCTATATCCCAAATATCACCTACTGAAGTTGTAGAGATTTGCTCGTGTTTTTCACAAATCCTTAACAGAGTATTGACTACATTATTATAAGTTTTATTGCTTACCATTTAATTTTGTTTTTTGACTTTCATTTAAGTCTGTTTCATAACTGAGCCAAGTTAAGCACTCCAAAAGTCCTAAGCTCGTTATACTTTCTAATTTACTTATGTCTTCATTACAGAGTCTGTGCATTACTCCAAACCAACCCCATTTCTCACTTATACTTTCGCTGACGATTGAGTCTTCATTTCCTTCAGCTTCATTGTCAAATATGATTGCGAAGTCTCCGATAATTCGTTCACGAAATTGTAAAAAAAAACCAATGCACTTTGCACTTGCTCTGCTGACATCTTCTTCATCTTTTCGGCTCGGATAGTTAAATCACCCCCATAGGCTTGAATAGAATAGACTTCATTTTCTTTTTCTAAAATTGGTCTATACAGAACTGCCATCACTTCAGGCAGGTGTTCTTCTATTCCTATTTTTATAAAAGTTTCCAAATCTGCATACTCACCTAATGTAATCTCATCTAAATTTGGGTGAAAACCATACTCAACCCCATCTATTTCAATTATCCTTTTTAAAGAACTATCTTGTCTTGCCTGTAACTCTGCTACTTTTTCCATAATAACAGCTACATCTTTTAAGCTAAGCTGATTGATTAATTGCTTAGGTATATCTGACATAGCAGCTATTGTTTCTTCTGCTTCCTTCGTCTTACTTCCTGACTGAAACTCAATTAATTTTAACCATCTTTCAAGCGTTACATCTGACCAACTATTTATGAGCTTGAACTCCTTTGTCTTGCCTTCCTTCTTGATTTTGACTTTCATCATAATATAATAGAAAAAGTTTGTTTTTAGTTTAAAGTTTGTATATTTGCCACGTTTTCTTTCGTTTCATATTCTGTTGGATTGGGGGTTGTCTTTAAGGCAGCCCCTTTTTACTGTACAAAATACTTTCCAAAGTTATTATCTATTTCATAAAACATTCTCATAGCTAAAGCATCTGAATAGTCAGGAGATCTACCTATTATGTCTTTGACTATTTCTTTAGGAACTATTTGTAGCTTAGTGTCTTTGTCTGCGTCTTTCATTCTTACTTGCTCACACTCTTCAATGATATGATTTTTTACATTTATATCAGGGCAAGTTATTCCTATCTGAGCTTTGTTAATTAATTCAGCTAACTTGTAATAGCACTGAGTCTTTAGGTTCTGATAATTCTCTTTTTTTAATGGTCTTGCATTGTTAGTAAATCCTTGACACCTGAGAAAGTCTTTAGCTCCACCCCCAACCCCATCTTCGTCTATAATGATATGGCGTAATGGTACACCGTTAGTCTGTTGTAATTGCCTTACTTCGTCTACAACGTCATTTACAGCCGATTTAAGCAACGTTCTTATCTTTTTAATATGTAACCCCTCCCAATACATTATAACTGTTCTATCACTTCCAAAACGTGCTACATCACAACTGATAAACTTTTGACCTTCTATTCCTTTTTGAGTAAACATATTTATTATAGCATCATATTCAATTAAATTATCTTTACTTGCATCATATTCCCAATTCCCAAATAGGAGTCTTTGTTTACTGAGTTCATCTAATGTTTCTAACTGAGTCTTGTAATACTTAGAAATGTATTCATTATCATCTACAAGGCTTTGAATAAACTTTCTATATGGTTTTTGTTTACCTTCTTTTGATGGTCTGTAGTATTGAGTATACACCCAATTCTTAGCAGGATTACAGGTCATTAACATCTTTGGAATTAATCCATAGTCATCTAACTTGTATCTCATTCTTGAAGCTACAATATTTTTGGCTTTCTCTGTTATCTGATTTGCTTCATCTATAAAAGCTCCTGTTATTTCTAATGAACCTAAGTTGTCAAAGTTCCTATCACTTGGGTACAAGAATAAATCCTTTAGCATTATCTCTGACTTATTATAGAACTTAATGATGTTAGATCCTCCATTAAAATTGTAATGTTTATTAGCTTTCAAACCCCACGCGTCACATACTTCTAAAAAAGTATTCAGAGTTGTCTTTTTCAAACTATCTAATTTTGACCTGCCCATTAAGTACCTAGTCTTTGGATATTTTAAACACATAAGAATCAACCAACTACAGCCCACCCAAGATTTACCACCACCTGCTGCTCCACCAAATAATACTTCAGTAGTGGTTTTGTCAAATAGATATTCTATTGCTTCTGCTTGAGTGCTTGTAAATTCTGTATCAATATTCAACTCCCTTGATATTTACATTAATCTTAATTGGCTCATCACCTGAACTGAGGTCAAGTTCTGATCTTTCTATATACCCTCGTCTTTTTCCTTTAGTCTTTAAAAAGAATATTGTAGCTGATGTATTTCCATCTCCAATCTGTTTATGTAACTGACTTTCACCAAAGTCTA